ATTCCTCAGAATGTAGTCCATAGTGACGGTCTCGTTAGCCCGAATGGCGTCGATTACGTCACCCTCAGTGAACAACAGCTGGGTCTCGATATTGACTTCGAAAACCCCCGTATTGAGGAATTTCGAACCAAGGTAGCCTAGAACCTTTTCACCGCTGACGTTGTTATTGAACGTCACCGTAGCCGACTTGAAGTCAGTGGTCAGGCCTGTTTCGTCAGCCTTTGTGATTCTAAGTCGAATGATGTCAGAAGAGGTGTTGAAAGCCTCAGTCATCTGGTGGAGGACTGTACCTCCAGTGTGCGTCTTTTGGCTCGTAGTGGGGTTGTCTGTGTCCTGCCCAACGAAACCGTAGTTCATCATGGCCTTATCAGCCAACGGGAGACTCATCCCGATTTCGTTACAGTAGTTGCCCTTCGCGTACTCATACTCTTTGACCGGACCAGCGCCGAGGTCATCATAGGAACCTTCGAAGGTGAAGCTACGTTCGAGGAAGCTGGCGTCATCAACATCGACATTCCGCAGGAACTGGCCGAAGAGGAGTTCGATCTTCTTGCCAGTTCCAGCATCATCCGCAGACAAGGTCCCAACAACTTTGTCCAGAACTACCTTTGTTGCTGCGACGGAAACAACCCGACCTCTGAGAACACCACCCGCAAACTGATTGGTGCTTGTAGTTCCTCCGACATGGATGAACTGACCAGCGGTCAGGCCGAGAGTGGTGAAGTCCAGGGCCGTCGAGTTGACAGAAGTATCATCAACATCATAGGTGATGTCGCCAGATGCGCCCTGCACTCCACAGATTTCCATTCTGGCACCAGAAGCCTGGGTGGGGGTTTCATCGACCAAGGATACTGCAGCACCAGTAGTGTCGGTCACTAGTGTCGATGTGGTGGTGCTGCCTGTCTTCACAAGGAAGGTGCCATTATGGACAGCGTTGGTGAACCCGGATGTCTTCACCATCATGCCCGTGACCAAGGCACTGCTAAGTGCATCATGGTCAAAGCTATTTGTAGATGCAACAGCCTCCAGGTTTTGATACCCAGCACCAGCCTGAACACGCCAGTCACCATTCGTGAACGAGGCAAACGCGAAACCTTCGATAAAGTCTCTGAAGGCATCGATGGTCAAGTCGTGTTCTAGCTCAACGGTGCTGTCAAGGTCAGTTACTGTGCCCTTGCGCCTTTGACGATTTCTAGAAATCGGTACACGAGAAATTGTCGTGATCTCAGAACCAAAGGAACCAATCGAGTTAGGTTCAAGTTGGACCCAAGTCACCCCCGCAGTTCCGAGGGATGTCTCGATTGAGTACTCTAGAGAAAAATTGTTTGTCAGTGATCTGGGCATGCTCGTCTCCTACTTGATCTCGTCGTAGTCGAATTTCACTTCAACCACATATTGGAACCACTTTCCGTCAGGACCAGTTTCTCGAATCACACCGTCTGTGAAATCAAGTCCACTAAACGAAGCTCCCTCGAACACAGCCCGTGCTGTCTGAGCTAGGTCATCTCCTTCCTTTGTGCCTTTATTTGAAGGCACAAAGATTTGGATAAAGGCCATAGCACTTCTTCGAAAACGACGAGCACCAACTGGTCCTAGGGTATTCTGTGCAGAGTCCATTTGTCGGACAGCAAGTCTGGCCCAGCTGACGGTTCCTTCGTCCAGCTTTTTGTCTTGGTTATCAAGCTGGTAGGCTGAAGTCGTCCCCCACTGCGAAGCAAATCGGTCATAGACCGCATCTCTAGCTTCGTTGAGAGTGGTCATCAGATGCTCCCCCCTCCTCGCTTGACTGCTCTTTCTACGAACCCCGAAGTAGCTTGTGTTGAAGAACCTTGATTCAGCTGTGCGATATAGGGCACATTATTTGCGATGTAGACCTCTCGTGCGACGAAACGTCCTTTCAAATCACGCGCCTTTCCCAGACCCTGAATCTCAGCCAACCCATCGTTCTGGGCAGCAGTGCTGACATTTTCCTTACTACCATCAACCTCTGTGTAGGGGCTTCCAATAGAAGGCACCCAGTTAGAAACTGCGTGGTGAGTATCTTTGGGGGTATCCTTGAGGAGATTATCCATGATGTCCAAGACAACAGTCTTCTTAGATTCTTCGATCACCATTGCAAGTTTTTTCGAAAGTCTCTGTGAGTCTTTAGACACCATGGATTTTCCTACTCAACCACCTCAGCTTCGGGCTCAGGCTCAGGCTCAGGCTCGGGCTCGGGCTCGGGCTCGGGCTCGGGCTCGGGCTCGGGCTCGGGAGCCGGGTCGGGCGCAGGAGCTTCCTCACCCTCAGCGGCCACCAAGCCTTCAGCAATTAGGCTCTGGATCTTACTTCGAGAGATAGCCATGGTGGAGAAGTTACAGGTCTGTCCTGCAGTAAAGCTCCTCCCGCTAACTCGAAAGTCTTGTAGAGCGATCATAGCCAACCTCCTTAGCTGATGATGCTTTCGAACAGGTAGCCCAGGTCAGCGGACACCAGTTGGTGGACAAAAGCCGACTCGATCTCAACCCGATCGGATGCGATGTTTTCCATCCGGAACCGCTTGATACGGTTTCCTGACGGAGAGGCACCCAGATACCCGTTCCAAGAGAACGTGTAGCCCGCAGAGGGGGTCATGATCCCAGGACTAGGCGCAACGTAGCAAAGAAGACACGACTTGCCAGTCACGAACGAGAAAGCATTGGTGGCACCTTCAGACGCAGTGTTCTTGACTGCTTGGCCGATCAAGATCCGCTCAATACCGAACAGGTTCTTCAGAGAGTTGATGTCTGCTCGCGCAATGCCGGGAGCCGTCTGACCGTACTTGACGCGATCAACAATATCGACTTGGTCGATGAGAGCATCAAAGACTTCCGGACCAAGCACCATAGTGTTGGGACGGAAACCAGTGCTTTCCTGAACAGTGAGGAGTCCAGTGCGGATATCCGCGATGGGGTCCGCATCGGTTCCACCGACTCCAGCATCCCACTGGATAGTTTCACCAGCACCAGCACTCGAAGCCACACCAGTGATGTCTGTGGTCCAAACACCACTGGTAAGGTAACTGGTACTCCAGTCGATTTCACGCTTGAGCATCGCCTTCATAGTGACGAGCTCAACCGCTTCACGGTCCTGATTCAGGACGCTATCCGCATTGGCCCGACGCTGGTCAGGGATGTCGTGGTGGAACCCATACACGGGGCAGTAGTACGGGCTGGTGCTGACTTCGTACCCGGAACCAACCGTCTCGGTTCCCGGTGCGCGGATCGCCATTTCGTCCCGCATGAAGAATCCTCGGTCATACTGGTAGTAGACGTCGGACTGTTTCTGAACCGGGATGTTAGAGAATACCTGATCAGCAATGAAGTCACCTCGGTTTTGCATGAAAGCAATCGAGATGTTAGTGAGGGGGGCGTTGACATGAACATCGCCCGGAGTGGGTTGAGACATCGAGTTTCTCCTCTATAGGTTAGGGGCGATTAGGCATCAACTTTGCCAGATTGGATCAGCATACGGAAGGTATCACCATCCGCAGCACCCTCAAGCGCGATTCCAACAATGAGCTTATTTGCACCCGTTGCAGTAATCACAGTGCCGTCAGTATCGGACATGAGGGCAGCACCCGCAGCGATAGTGGCTCCAGCCACTACCTTGGTGCACCCTTGGATTGCAACAGTACCTGCGTGACCAGCAGTGTCAGGGTTGTTCTGCAAAACGCCAGCGACGCGAGCACCTGATGCAGACACCAGCAGTGCTTGTCCGCTGGAGTTGACTTCCATGCAGTAATACTGCTTGGTGGAATAATCAGCCGCCACAGGCAGCGTGATACTCGTAAGGGCTTCTTCGAGAGCCATGTTCGTTTCTCCTTATTCGAGGGTTATGCTGATTACAGCGTTTGCTGATAGAGGGCATTCCCCTCCGCAGTTTCGAGAACCTTCACACGAGCCTGCACGAGATCAGTGCTGTGTTCATCGGCGTACTTTTTAGCGAGAGCCTCGAGCTGTTCGTCAGATTTGCCAACGGAACCATCACTGGTCCCCTTTTCAACGAACGCCTCGGCGAGTTTATCGCCATTCGACCTCAACATCTCATGGGCCTTGCTACGTTGGTCTTCGTCTTCAATGCCATCCAGGGCCTTGAGGACAGCAACCTTCAGTGCCATGTCACCAGGAAGGTGAGCAAGATTATCCGTCGCACGCTTAGTGAGCTCCACCACAGCAGCGCGTTCTTCAGCTTCTCTTGCAACCTTGACAGCCGCATCAGCTCGCTTCACAGCAGCAATAGTGCGGGGGTCATCAGACTTGAAGAAGTCGTTTCCTTCGAAGTCAGTATAGACAATCGGGTTGTCCGACTGAGCCTTTTCAATCTCTGCCGTCCGCCCTTGAGCGTCTAGAGCCATAAAAGCGTCTTGGCCTTCTTTGTCAAGGCTGTTGTGGTGAGCTTTCTGCACATCAGTGAGCTCACCATATGCCTGAGAAGCCTCAAGACTCTTTTCGAGCAACTCCACCCTCTTGATGACCGCCTCAGATTCAGTGACGGTCGATTCAGTAACTTCGGTCATTTCGTGGTCCTCCACTGGTGTTTCGTGACCGCCACTGGAAGACTCCAGCGGACTTTTAGGTTCCTCTCCAACAGGGGTGTCAGAGAGCGTTTCTTCGGGTTCGTCAAGTCGTTCGGGTTCGTCAGACTCTTCCGCTCTCTTCATGATCAGAGCAGAAGCACCTTCTTGGGCGGGAGAATCAACTCCGCTGATCTCATCAATCTGAAAAGAACGCATGACGCGCTTCTTCGATTTCTTTTTACGACGGGTACTCACAGATCAACCTCCTCGTCTTCTCCTCGCTTACCACCAATGCTGAATCCAGTCAGTTCGCCGTTCTTGAACTTATCGAGCATGTCTTTATCTGGTTTCATGGCAATCATGAGACCAGTCTTGGGGATTGAGATGTCGAAGGCTTCAGCAATATCCTTTGTCATGGGAAAAGCAAATACCACAGAACCACGTTCTTCGACCTTATGCATGTGCCCAGCCACACGGCTGTTCTCCATAAAGTCAGAAGCTGCCTTCAGCATAGCTTCTTCAGGGATGTGGTCGCCCTGTAGGTCGAAGTAGGGCTGTCCTTCAACCGTAGACACGATTGCCCATCCGATCACCAGGCCGAGGCTGGAGTCTACCTTCAAGACTTTCGTGTCCATCTGAAAATCAGACACACTCATATCACTCCTTGTCATGGTTTGTGACGAGAAAGGCAAGGCATCAACCGTAATCTTTTTCTTTGAACTAGATTGCGGGTGCGTTTTACGACTAGCGGATTTCTTCTTAGTTCGCTTTCCACGCTTCCTAGACCTTCGCGACATGAGCACTCCTTCTCAAGCTCGGACCTGACAAGAGTAGGTTGCTGCTGCCGGATCCCTAGAAACTAAAACGATAGTGAACTTAGAACCTTCGATCTCAATGAAGTCTCCCGTATCAGGCACAACACTGAGAGGAAGCGAACCACCTAAGAGGAGGACTCGCCTATCTCCTTTTTGGATGACGGTTCCTGTTACCTGGGAATCCGCGTAATCACTAATGACTCCTTTGCAGGAGTAGCTCTTTTCAGTGAACCCACCTTCGGTGGTGTTTGTAGACGTAGGGTTTGTGATCGTGACCTTAGTCAATTTCGCTACCAGCAAACCTGATCCCATGGCATCAGAAATCTCCTTAGCGATATCTACCCCAAACAATTTAGGCATCAAGCATATCCTCCGGACAGACCGTAACGGTCAACGTCATCGAACTGAGAAGTGACAAGATTCCCATCTGAGTCTTTGACACCAGAAATGAATGGCGTGCTCAGATCACCCAGACCTTGCAAAAAAGGGGAAAGAAGCTCTTGGACGACAGGTTCGAACCGAGTGCCGGGGGTGGGACGAAAGCGTTCAAGACTCACCGCTCCAGCAGTCAGTACCTTGTTATTGTCAGCCGTACCAGTTGAACCTTCAACAGTTGTGTCCTGAGAGATCAGATACGCCTGCTCCACCAACGCATCTTTCACTTCCTGTGGAACAGCAGTAGAACTAACAGCAGTGCCGTCTTTATCTGTGAGTCCAGTGCGGGGGAAAGCTAGTAATTGGGTCTCAAGTGTCAGATCAAGGGTACAGCTAGACCCACCACCTCCTGTGGTGGCGACCCCACTCGTAGTGGGGTCCACACTGTAGAGACCTGCGCTTGTGAGTTGAACTGTGGCAACAGCAGTGGTGGATAGAGTCAGAACCTTGACTGTAGCAGACACACCAGTTCCGGTTGAAACAGTGAGGATATCACCAACAGCATAGCCCGATCCGCCAGCATTCACAGTAGCGGTCGCCACCACATTCAGCGCACCCTTGGTTCCTTGAAACAGCTGTTTCTGAAACTCCCTGGTGGCTGAAAGAAGTGATCTGTTTTGGGTATCTTGGTCCAGGAAGGCCCAAGCTGTGGTGCGGGGAGAGTCGGCAAGATAAGCCGTTGCATCCGCCAAGCTCACATAGGTGTTGTTGTTGACAACTAGCGTACTGACCATCAGGTATTCTCCACGTTTTTCAGAATTGTCAAAGTGCCAGTCGCAACCACCACACTTTCACTAGAAGTGTCTGTGACTTCAAGCTCAGTATAGAAACTGCCTGTCAGCGTATTGTTGGTATCAGCGGTGTCGATAGTCACCGAAGCAATCTCACTATTATCGCCGCTGATGACAATACCGTCGCTTTCCGTCTTTTCCAGGACCGGGCTAGTAAGGAAATTCCCTTCTGAATCGATTCGACTCATTGCCCACTTCACTGTGTAGGTGGACATATCAAGAGGTGTGCTGTTGTCTTCGTCAGTAACTGTGTATTTCAACACCCGCTTGTTCGCAGCATACATCGAATCATCTTGGCTGGTCTTGACCATAAGCTACGTCCCCTTGGCCCCTTCGCCAGTTAGATCAGTGGTCACTTCATAACCTCCCAGAACATCTTTAGTCTTATCGAACCCAGCGACAAGCTCAGGAGTTACTTCGAATCCCCCAGCAACGCCTGAAGTCGTCTCCAGGGAAGCCATCAGTGCTTCTGCAGTATCAAATCCAGCGACAAGATCCTGAGTTACCACCAACCCTGCTGCGAGACTTGGTGTGGTCTTGTAAGACGCCACCAACCCAGCCAGCGAATCCCGCTGGGCCAAGAGGGGAGACATAAGGTCGTACCCACCGACCAGACTTGGCACAGACCTAAGAGAAGCCACCAAGGACTTGATAGCCCTATACGAAGCCTCTAGTTCTGTCGTCGAAAGAATCTTATCGCCAAATAGACCGGCGATAGAAACAGAGAACACCGGCATTGTGGCTGCCACAGTTCCCGTGACATCCAGAGCTACCGATCCATCACTACTGACTTCATAGAAAGCCAGCGTAGAAGTGATGGTTCCTTTGAAGGAGAGCGCCCCTGCTGCTGCTGACCCAAATGCAGGGAAGGTGGCTGCACCAGACCCCTTCATAGATAGTGCAGCTACAAGATTTGCCTGATAAGAAGCGAGTGTAGATGCAATCGACCCTCGGAAGATCAAGGCTGAAGCACCTGTAGACCCGAAGGGCGGGAACGAAGGAGAAGCTGTGCCAATAAAGGTCTGTGAAGCACTAACAGCAGAACGGAATGCCGCTAACGTCGCAGTGATAGTTCCCACAGGAACCAATACCGACAAGCCTTCCAGATCAACTGCATAGAATGGAAGGGTAGTGGCAGAAGAACCAATGAATACCAGTCGAGCAGCGTAACTGCCTTCTAAAGCAGGAAGAGTCACTGCACTCGTGCCAGTGAACTTCAGCACACCAACCGCATCTGCTGGACCCAGTGCCGGCATTGACACAGCAGCAGAACCTTCGAAGACTTCTGCTGCTGTAACCGCAGACTGAAAAGCTGCTAGGGTGAGAGCAGAACTGCCTGTAACGAGAAGTGTTCCCGCACTAACAGACTGATAGATAGGGAATCCAACAGCAGCCGTTCCCGTCGTATTCAGCTTACCAACACTGACAGCTTCATATGCAGGCATTGACGCATTGCCGCTCCCCTCTATCCGAAGCTGAGCATCTGCGTCAGACTGAGGAGGCCACATTGAAATACGAGCACTACCACTAATTGTCAACAGACCTGTGCCTGTTGAGTTCAGTGGAGGCAAGGTGGTGGCAATAGTGCCTTCTACAACACGCCGAACAGGGCGGATATGTTGGCGTGAACCAATGCGGACTGCTGATCCCCACCCACCACCTAATCGAGTAGGTGGTGGGCGAAAAGTCCAGGTTCTCCACCAACGGCCCATCGGATACTACCCGAGTTCTTCGAAAACGATTGTCATCGAGGTTTGGTGACTGGCTGCTGGTGTGTTCTCTAGACGTACCACAAGAACACCCTGCCCACTGATGATGGGGTGTTCTGCTGGCGTGGGCTTGAAAAACCACCCTGCCTGCCAGTTGAAGGTTTCTGTCTCAATGACAGTGACTGTTCCAGCAGCAGCGGATGAGTTGTGCCTCAGGATAGTCGCGCTATCTGCTGCATCTCCAGCATCCAGAGGCTCTGCATCAACGGAAGTACCACCACTTCCTGCAGTCGAAGCACGCACAACCTGTACACGACCCATATCAGCATTATCGTCACCCACATCATCCTCTTGACCATAGAAGATTGAGTGAATGGTGATGATCTTGTCAGCACCGCAGACGATCTGCATCAAATCACCTGCAGCTGCTTGAGCCACATTTGCAAACCCTGCAGTGTAGAGTCTTCCCATGCTACATCCTTTGGAGGCGTCCCAGCCTCTTTGGCATCATTATCCTAGACACATCTGACGATTTATCGAAGGGTCCGGTTACATAAGAACCATCAGTTATCGAAGCAACTGCTTGCCCGAGCCACCGCTTAGTTCCCGTGGTGTTGTTGACATAAACCCTCACCTGCAATCTATCTGAAGCAAGGCCAGAAGAGTCTGTGCTCGTGTTGTCAGAATATAGCTTCACACCAGTTCCAGTAAAATTGCCGGATGTGAAAATAACCTCCCTGGTGCTGCAAGTGCTGTCTACACGCGCAAGTTCGAAGTAGTAGTTATCGACCGCTGCTACCCTGACCTTGATCTGAACAGCATATCGCCCTGCGATCCAATCTATGGCCCCAGGAACACCAGCCTCGGTTGTCCAAGAAACCAAAAGCACGTCACTGGCAGCCCCAACGACTTGTGTTCCCACGAACCCATCTTCATCCTCTAGTGTCTCATCGGCAGGCTTATTGACATAGCCTGGGGTGCAACTAGAATCCGTTGCACTGTTGCCGTCGAGATACCAGACTTCAGACATATTACGAACAGTTAGGGGGTTTCAGGGAGCGTCACAGTGAAGGAAGTGATTGAGACTGCAGCATTGGCCACAATAGAGGTGGTGTTCAGGTTTAGCTCTTCACCTGATGTCCCCACACCACCTTGCATCACCACCGTTGGGTCTGAGGTCTGGCAGCGGAAGAAAGTAGCTGTCCCTGTTGCATCTGCAGAAGAGTCCTCCGTGATTGCATTCGCAGTGGCTCTGGCCGAACCTCCGATATCAGCAGCAGCTCCAAACGCTGGATCACTCATCGTCAGAGTAGCAAGGAGGGGGGCACCACCCAATGCCGCATCAGCATCAGCTGGGATAGTGCCTCCGTAGATCTTGATAGTGGCAGCACCACTACCAGCATCGAAGGCATCTACAAAGTTATCGAGCGCAGCAACAGCCCGCGCACTGGTGATATAGAGAGTCATCGTTTTCTTTCCTCTTCGAGCTGATGGGTTCCTTCAGGCTGTTCTTTGGCCCTCCCGCCTTCTGCCGGAGGAAGTTCTCTTTCCTGTTCTTCTTGTTCTTCCATCAAGGGCTCCTCTTCATCGATAACGATCTTTTCGGGCCTTGACAGACCAAGGAGGTCACGCACTTCAATGATGGCCGGGTCATCGGCTGCCATAGTGTTGCCAGCCGAAGCCATATCCTTCAAGGCTTGAGTCACCTGGAGGATATCACGCAGGTTGATAGACTTGGTTCGAATAGTGGGCTTCAGAGTTTCATCCCACCCGTTGAGTAGGAAGAGAGGCTCAATGAAGTCCTTATCAAACGTCTGGGCTAGTTCCTGGAGAGAGCTATCTACGATAGTAGCAAATGCCTGAGTCTTGTCTCGAGACAAGGCGTAGCTACCTGTTGAACCATCGCCCAGAAGGAGCTGTTCGACCCCCAGTGTTCGAGCAATTTCACGATTGAGTCGTTCGATGCTCCGAGCAACCGCATCCTGCGAAGTATTGCCTGCCTTCAGAAGCTCCATATCCCACTGCTTCACGTTGGAAGGGGAAGCTGCATCATCCTCGCTGGTGTAGACCATGGAGTCTAGGAGTAGGCCCAGCGCGGGTGACTTGATATGGCTTTGGATAAAGTCTTGGAGCGGCTTCTCGATAGATGCTTTCTGGGAGGGACTGAGTTTCCCTTGATCCACAAGCTCTTGGAGAAGGGTAAACGGTGCGCGTCCCACAGGAATACCACGCAAATCGTTCTCGAACCCGTAGCCTTCCAGCTGTTCGAAACGCCTCAACCTTCGCGAAGATTCGACGATATGGCGGAACAGACCCAAACCTTCAGGGTTATCTGAAAGAGAGTCATCCACCACGTAGATGACCTTCCTCCGAGGCAGGTAGATCTTGTTGAAAGTCTGAGGAGACTGCTGAATCATCCCCTCCACCTTACCACTAGCGTCTACATCCCACTGCTCAATGGTGACCTGAGGCCTGGGCGCAATATCCAGGTAGTTGATGACCCCGTTTTCTTTGTCTTCTTTTGCTGTCCACTCTTGGACAGAGAAACCATAGAAGCGATACATGGCCGCACGCCGCACCACTCGGTGCCATGGCGTCTCCATATCATGCATCGCTGTTTCCACAGCTTCGGCAATCTCTTTTGCCTTGTCTGAAGGTTCCTCCCCTTCCTCATGGGCGGGATCCACATGCCATCCGGCCTTGGACACCAAGTTCAAGAAGTAACGAGTCCCCGCAGCGACAATTGAAGTGTTGGCGAGAATATCGCTATAGGTCGTATAGCGAGCAGTCCCGACAAGAGCTGCGTTGTCCTCATTAGTGGTGAGATAACCCCCATAGACAGAGGTTCCGGTGTGCCCAAGTGTCTTTGTGGGCTTGACCGTCTTTCTTCCACCAATGAAGGGGAGTTTCAATGCCATCTAGAAGCCTCCAGCAGTCAGCGTTTGAGGAGCGGCACCGATCCTTCTGGGACGCTTTGTGAAAAGATAGGAATAGGCGCGAGACGCAGCATCAATCTGGTCCTTGAACTCCCCATGAGGGAAGAGACATGCTTCCGTAATGAATGCATCGTTCCACTTAGCCTTGACCAGATAAAGATTGCCTGCTTCAGCCTGTGCCGCCAATGGCCTAGCACGATCCTCTTTGGATCCTGACTCCAGTCCGAATCGTACATTGTATCCATGGAGAAGTTGGGCAAAGTTGCGCTTTTGTGACTTTCCGGCTTGGCCGGGATCTTGAGGGATATCCACTGTGACGTTATATCCATCGAGCTCCGCACAGCCACGAATTGCATTTTCAACTTCACCGGGAGTTCCCCTCAGCCGACGGACATCTTCGATAAAGATCCTCCCATCAGCCGACTTGAACATCTTCAGCCCAACTGTCCAGGCTCCAGCATCCTTCGTCGCAGCCAGGTCCCAGCCTCTCACACGGCGACCAGATACTTGGGGAACAGCGTCCACAAACTGCATGTCAGCCCGTTGGAACAGACCACCACCACGGGGGGCAGGTCGTTGTTGTAGCTGACCTGCTTCGGCGTAGGTCCCGCCCCACGCCCGAAGTGAGGGCTTGAGGTCTTCTTCTAGGTAACGACGGGGGAATCTATCAGGCCACAGTAGTTCGCCTTCGGTGGAGCGTGGGTCAGAGAACCCGGTCACAGTGGAACAGTGCCGTTCTTGTTCGTATTCCATGGGCAGGCACAGATGCTCGTACCCAAGTTCCTTCGCGATGATTAGGCCACTGATATCTCGCTCGTGCACCCGCTGCATAATCACAATGATTGCAGACTTCTCTGCATCGTTGATACGAGTGGGCACAACTTCCGTGAACCACTGCAGGGCAGCGTCTCGTTTCGCGTCAGATTCGGTTTCCTTGATGTTATGGGGGGCGTCAATGATGAACCGATCGCCCCGTTCTCCCGTGCCCACGCCCCCAACGGACGTAGCGATCTTGAAACCAGTTTGGTCTGTGTCGAACCGTACCTTCGCGTTCTGTTCTGCGATGAGTTTGACCCGACTTCCCCAGAGCCGCTGGTAGAGATCCGAGGTGAGCAGCGCACGGCAACGACGGTTATCCCGCACGGTGAGGTCTTGAGAGTAGGAGGCCCCTACATATCGCGTCGCAGGGAGGTTTCTGGGACCCCATTCCCAGGCTGGCCAGAAGACGTTCGTTGTGAGCGACTTCATGCAGCCCGGTGGCACGTTGATCAGCAGTTTGCGAATCTCTCCTTTGCTGACCGCTTCAAGATGTTCGCAGATCGCGTGAACTGCCCAGCCATCTACGAATTTTCGGCCTGGTTCCAAGACAGGCCAGGTGAGCTTGATGAATTCCAGAAGCGAGGATTCTGCTTCTAGTTTGTCCAGCTGCTCCAGTGCGAGCTCAGGGTTCGCAAGGGCTCTGGTCATCAAGTCTTCGCGATTAGTAGCTATTTCTTGCCTCCGTAAACACGGTCAACCCTGCAAGCAGAATACCGATATGGGACCTTCCTCGGCTTCCTCATTCTGCCGCCTTACGCTGAAGCAACTTCCGCAGCTCCGCACGGTCATCATCAGAAAGTTCTTCTAGGCCCAGGGACACGGTGGTGGTCACGGTCGCGGTCGTCTCCATCTTGTCACGGTACGCCG